TACAATGTTAGTCCAAGGATGCTGTATCTTGATGTTTCTGGCCTGTTTCATAACCCAACTACTAGGACCAATGTCACGCATCAGTCTGCTGAACGGCAAGAAGTATTGGGCATAGTCTGCCACTTCGGCGCCACCATATGGTGTGCTTAGAGTAACAGCACCTTTAACAGCATCGGGCATACTATTGGCCAAATGCAGGCTATAGATACCGCCTAGACTATGTGCAACAAACACTAGATCAGTATTCCCGTCTAACGTAGACTGCATATCTTTTAGGTTGTTTTCAAACCCATTGCGACTGTCGTAGTTTATATCTAGTCCGTCGCCTAGTTTACTCTTGATGTAATTGAAGCTCTCGCTGGTGGCATTGGCACCGTGTATATACACTAATTTCATGCCAGTATTTATTAGCTTAGAACCAGCCGTGAAATTCGTCAACTATAGGATGTACTTCCCACCCTTGTTGTTTCCAGCGTAACAGCATTATTACGGTGTCTAAGTAGTTCATTTAGTTTGTGTATACGGCTTTGGCTTCTTCAATGCGACCTTGACGAGCAAGACTTGCGGCAGCACGGGCCTGTGCAAATGATTCTAAAAATGACCAGATTGAGTTTAAGATTGTTTTCATAGATAAGATTCCTTTTGGGAGTTGAATTGTCGAATATAATTTTCGAGTTGTGCGGCATCGGTAATGCCTTTGGTGCTTAGATATTGATCTAAGCGGCTTTGATAGCTGGATCCAGGGAACATTTCGGATAGACGTTCCATAATAGCTAACATTCGATCTGATAAAAATTTCATTGTGTTTCCTGTGTGTTAGTGTAGACTCAGTGTTTCTACTGAGTTATTTATCCGGCTCTTGTGCGATCGCACATTTTTCAGTACAATGTTATTATTGTTTAAAATGAGTTAAATACACAATAGGAATATTTCAATGAAGCTTCAAACCAGATCGATTTTGCAGGAACTAAATTCTATTGCCGATGTGCGCAGCACTGATTCGTTGATAGAAAGTCGTGCTGCCAACATCATCAATTCGGCTATTAACCTCTTGGAAAGTATTCATAAAAATTATGATTCTGCTTCGGCAGACGAACTTGAGCGTAGACTTGTTAATGCAATCAAGGGTCAAGACCCTGCAAAATTCACACGTGGTGTTCGTAGAATAGCAGAAGCACGTAAACTCAAGAAAAAATTGGAAGAAAGCAATGATCAGTAAACTGTCAGAAGGCGGCAACGTATTCAAAGGCCCGGAAAAACAACCACTAACACAGCGTATTGCCACAGGAGACGTAGAGGAAACCATTCTCTACATTGAAAAAATCACAGGTCTTGACTTTACCAAAGAAAAGCATCTTGATGACAAGAAGCCGGTTAAATGGCTAGGTACCACAGGCCGCAAAGAAGATCCAGATGGCACCTTTGAAAAGAACAGTTCAGGTGATCTAGACCTGTCAGTTGATGCCAACGAAGTGGATAAAAAATCATTCGCTGAAAAACTCATTGCACAATTTGGCAAAGAAAACATCAAACTCAGCGGAGACAATGTACACTGGAAGGTGCCAATCAAAGGCAGTCCGGACAATGGATTTGTACAAGCAGACTTTATGTTTTCAGCTAATCCTAAATTTCAACAAGGCTCAATGATTGGTGGACAGGGCGAGTATCGCGGTGAACATCGACATATCCTATTGAGTTCAATTGCTCGTGCTCGCGGCATCAAGTACAGTCCAAAGCACGGAATACTAAATGCTACCACAGACGAACTACTACCCAATGGCAACGACTGGAATCAAATTGCCAAGGTGTTGCTGGGACAAACAGCCACAGTTAAAGATATCAAATCAGTGGACAACATTTTAGATTTTATTAAAAAATTGCCTAACTACGAAGAACTAGTTGCAGGCGCAAGAGAAACATTGGGCAAGCAAGGTATTACCTTGCCGGAAAACGTAATCTCGTTTGAAAGTGCGCAAACTGGAACACCCTCTTGGTTTCGCAAAATGATGGAACGAGTTAAATGAGAGCATTTGAATTTTTACGTGAAGCTGAAGCAGCCCCTGCACCCAAGAAAGTGGGCCGTGAGTTCAACCACCTAGAAGATCTTGTATTCACAGAAGCCAATGGTGCAAACAAGGCCATTAAAATACTAAAAGATCTAGCCAGTCCCGAAACCAGTATTACGATCAAGTGGGACGGCAATCCCACAGTGTACTGGGGGCGTGAAGATGATGGCAGTTTCCGACTGGTAGGCAAAAACAACTGGGGACGTGAGGAAGGCAAAAGTTCTAGCCCAGACGAACTCAAACAGTTTATCATGAGTCGTGGCAAAGGCGAAGATTGGCGTGAGAAGTTTGCCGGAGATATGGCAGCATTATGGCCCATATTTGAACGTGCAACTCCTGCAGAGTTTCGAGGTTATGTCTACGGAGACATCCTATTCCATCCAGGCAAACCATATGCCGGCGCTAACGGCAAAATTACATTTACTCCCAATCAAACCACTTACTCTGTTGCTGGCACTAGTGAAATTGGTCGAGCATTGGCCAAGGCCAAGGTAGCAGTGGCGGCACACAAGGTGTTTGGTTACTTTGGAGACAAGACAGGTGCGGACTTTGACGATCCTGATCAGTTTAGTGGCAATCCAGACCTAAAGGTATTTGGCTTGACCAGTGTTAGCTATAGACCAGCAGTTGGTGCAGACAATATTGCTGCTATTGAAGCACTGGCTAAAAATCAACAGGCCATTGATAAATTGTTAGCTCCTGTTGCTGGTATGGGCTATCTGCAGAGTGAAATTTACACTTTTGTAAATAACCAATCGAAAACAAAACAACTGGACAATATCAACACAGAAGCTTTTATGGCCTTTGAGCAAAAGACTCCTGCCAAAGCTGCCAAGATAGCGGCACACAGCGAACTGCACCCCGGAGTCATGGATGTGATGTTTGAACTAGTGCGTGAGATCATGGCGGCCAAAGACGAAGTAATTCGTGAGCTAGATGCATCAGGCGGCGACATAGAACAAACTACAGGTGGTAAGCCCGGTGGTGAAGGCTATGTTGCAGGCGGTTCAAAATTAGTGCCACGTGATCGCTGGACTCCGTTTCGAGCCGATTAACAGGTCTAAGACCACGGTTTTTTCCAATCTGACTAAATAATATGCCAGTCCCGGAGCGGGACTATTGATTTAAGGAGAACATATCATGGCAACATTCACAAGAACAAATCCAACAGCAGTAGCTCGCGGTACAATTCAATACACATCCGAATTAACATTCTACAAAGTAGTTCTAAATGGATCAGGACTAGCAGTAGCAGCTTCAGACGCAGCCGCAGCAAAGATTTCCGATGCACTAGGTTCTATAGCTCGTTTGTTTCAATTCAAAAGCAACGGTCTTGAAATTTTTATGGTAGCAGATCGTCACAGCACCAGCATCGACGCTGTTGCTAGACTAATTGCTCAAGTTCTAGATACAGGTACATTTACTAATACAGCCGGCAGCGGTGTTGCTACATTGTCTGATTCCAACACAATTACAGTAACTGTTCCGACAGACCTAGAAGGTATGTAATTTTAAATTCTCAGGGATGGGAAGACTAAGCCCGGTTCGCCGGGCTTTTTTACGACTACAATTTTGTAGAGTTAAATAGTAGCATATAATTATGCAACTGTTCAAACTTGTCAGTGTGGTTGATATCACACGTTCTCGTCCATCTAGATCAGAAACAGATCATTTGAAATTGGGGCAACAGGCCAATTTCAACAGCCTCATACAGGCCATTGGCATTAGGTCAAATGTGGAATGGGATCGAGACCCAGAATGCCACACAGGTAGACTACCCGATGCTATAGAAGGTGCTGCCACTCATTGGATTTGGGAATTTTCAGTTGAAAGAGATTTTGTTTTTCGACTTGGTGACGATCCAGTGGGTCTGCTGTTGGATGACCTTGAAGGTGTTCCTGTGATAAATCAGTTAAATAATTCAGTAGATATTACACCTTCAATATTTCAAACCAAAGGTGATCGTGCAAATATTTGGATATACGAAATCTCACAAGCGGGATAAATATAATTTAACAGGCAAAACAATTAGGCATTTCGGAACACTTAGGCACATGGCTCGGAGCGAGCACTTGACTTAACATAAAAGGAAACAGCCTACATGGCCACAACCGTAGAACGACTTGGTGTAGTAGAAACCAAGGTAGCGAA